AACGCTGGTTTGGCTGATCTCATATTTGAATACCAAGATATTTTTTATAGAGTACAAGTTAAAACCAAATCCAAACAAGAACTGCACAAAAAGAATTGGCGGTTTGATCTGCGCAGAGGATCGCATACTAAAGACAGAGAATATAAAAAAGGCCTAATAGATATCTTTGCTTTGGTTTCTTTAGAACACCGCAACATAGTCTTTATAAAACCACACACAGAAAATCAAATAACCATCATTGATGAACACATGAAGAATAATGATGCTGTTCGCAACTTGCTAGATATTCTTTCTAGTTGACATAAATCACACTTATGCACTAACATACTCTTATATCTAAGGGAGAACGATATGACATTAAACGACTTATTCAACACCTATAAAAAGGATTTAAACAGGCGCGGCGTAAAAACCGCGCACCGCATTGAACAGTTTTACAACAACGACATAAGATCAGTTCTTGGGGATAGGGAGATCGCTGATATCATTCGTGGTGATATTGCATCATTACTATTTGATATATCAGATCGTTCCCCCTATACATCTAATAAGTGCCTCTCTATCCTCAAGGCTATGTTTAATCTGGCTATAACGCTCAGTTATATGGAGCATAACCCTGCCAGTAATATACCGAAGAATAGAGAAGTTAAGCGTAAACGCTACTTATCTAACAAAGAACTCATTGCTATCTACGATGAGCTAAATTCCCTAAGCACGCGCAAGCGCTACCTCAAGGGCTGTTTATTCATTAAACTCCTCCTATTGACAGGCGCAAGGGTGGGCGAGATACGAAAGGCTAAGTGGTCTGACATAGAGAGAGATATGTTAATTATCAAAGACCACAAAACCGATAAACTCGGAGAGGATCGTATCATCCACATTACGCCAGCAGTCCGCAAGGTGCTTGCGCAGTGCGAGGGGGGCGGAGAATATATCATTGGTATCAACACCCCCAGAGCGGTGTGGGAAATTATCCGTGAGCGCGTGGGGTGCGCGGATGCGAGACTACATGATATAAGACATAGCTATGCATCATGGTCTTTGCAGAAAGTTAATTTATCAGATGTTGGTAATTTATTAGGACACAGAGATGTTGCCACTACCCAACGCTATGCTCATATCCACCAAGAAAAAGCGATTGAAAACGCAAGGGTGGTCGGCAATCACATAGAAAGCATTATAAATTCAAGAACTTTATAAGTTATCTATATCAATACAAATATTATCCTTTTGAGTTGCATGAATACCTAGTTTAAGTAGGTATTCAGCAACGCTATGAGGATCTTTATTATGATCTCTACAGAATACTAAAAAGTCTTTAACCAAATGTCTGTCCATATAGACAGGCTTTCTCCCATTCCTCTCTGAAAGAATAGGATCGTTAAAGTCTGATAAGTTCATATCCATACTCCTAGACCTTAGTTTCAATGGTATATGGCCCAATGTCCTTTCCTTCTCCATCTCTACCAAAGACCATTTGCAACTCCAGGTCTATGTAGTGCTTTGCTTTTAGAAGATCATTAACACGATCCTCCACCTGGTCTGTCTTTCTTCTGGTTATGTACTTAACAACATTCCCAAGATTCCAAGACAGATTGTTCGCATAAACATATTCAGTTGGCGATATTTTTAAAGTCTTATAATGATTACCACCGACCTGTTTGTTACTGGCTAAATTCTTAATTGCTTTATCCCAGTCGCTCTCTGTTAAATTATCAATACTCATAAAGTTCTCCTTTTTTTAATGTATGTATTGATAATGATAGTAAAAGCGTGTAAATTTGTCCATAAGTATTAACAAGTAGGGAGATACAATGAACGATACTAATGATAAAAAATTCCTTACCACCGAAGAATTGGCTGAGCGTTGGGGGCGCAGCAAGCGAACTCTTGATAATTGGAGAGGTAAAAAAGTAGGCCCACAACCTTATAAAATTGTTGGAAGAATACTTTACGATTTGAACGAAATAGAACAATACGAAAAAGGCTCAAAGGTATCTTTTAATGGCTCACGCGATCTGTAGTCCTTCAAGTTCTGAAAGATGGTTTAAATGCGCAGCATCAGCTTTGCTTAATTACCATGCTGAATACACTGTTGGTTTACCAGCGGCGACTGGTACTTTAATTCACAGCATTACTGAAATGTATTTAAAGGATCGTCTTAACAATATGACCTTAGAGGAATACTGGTTAGGTAGAAAAGAAATTATTGAAGACTTTGAAATAGAAATTGATCAAGACATGATTGATTGTGCAAAAATTTATGTGGACTACATCAACCAAAGAAAAGAAGAATTAGATGCAACGCTATTAATTGAAGAAAAATTTACCATTGATGAAATATCAGATAAGTGTCATGGAACAGCAGATGCTGTATTAATAGGCAAAGATAGGATACAGGTGGTTGATTTAAAGTCTGGTACTTGGCCCGTTGATCCAACAAGAAACAAACAGCTTATGATTTATGGATTGGGTGTTTTAACCAAGTATGGTGATGAAAATACCATTATGGAATTATCCATCTGCCAACCAAGAGTAAGCAAAAGAACACCTGTAAAAACATTTGAGATTACAGCACCCAATTTAGTTGATTGGGGCTTCAACAGTTTAAAGCCAGCCATTGAGGCTTGCTTTGAAGAAAACCCACAATATGTATATGGAGATCACTGTAGATTCTGCAGTGCCAAAGCAGATTGTGATACATATAACAAACGCCAAAAAGGAGTAAATTATGGCTAAGCAAGAGAGCAAAGAGGAATTAACTTTTACCTTTGACGAAAACGGAAAAGAATACAAGGTTAATGATCTTAACGATGAAAATAAATTACTTTATAACAAAGTAGTTTTATGCAATAACCAAAGGAGAGATTTGCTAAACCAAATAGGCAATCTTAACTTTGAGGTTGAGAAATTAGAATTATTATCACAGCACTACAGCAATTTATTAAAAACTGCTGTTGAAGGTGACGATAAAGAAATAGAGGTGGTGCAATGAGTTTAGCTGATATTCAAAGTAAGGCTAAATTAAAGCCGCCTAAGTTAGTTATATATGGCCCTGGTGGTATCGGTAAAACATCCTTTGTATCCACAATGGATAAAGCAATCATTGTGCAAACAGAAGATGGTATTGGAAAGATCGAGTGCGATCATTTTCCAGTAGCAAAATCTTATGATGAATTTATCGGAAGACTTAATGCATTATTAGAAGAAGATCACGAATATAGGGTGGTAGCGGTTGATAGTCTAGATTGGCTAGAAAACCTCATCCATGATTATGTTTGTGAGCAGAATGGTTGGAACGAAATCGGTGCGCCTGCATTTGGCAAAGGATTTGCAGCTGCATTAGAGGTTTGGAAAGATTATGTAAAGTTGCTTGATGATCTAAGAGATCAAAGAAACCTAACAATCGTTCAGATCGCACATAACACTGTAAAGCGTTATGAAGATCCAGCTAATGAGCCGCATGACCGCCACCAAATTAAGCTGAACAATAAGGCCGCCGACTTGATCATTGAACACAGTGATGCCGTCTTTTTTTGCAATTACAAACTTGGTACTGTTCAAGTTAAAGGCAAGGGCGGTGGCATGACTACTAAAACCATTGCTGGTGATAGAAAGATTTTCACTCAGGAAGCACCTGGTTATCAGGCTAAAAACCGATACGGACTTCCTGCTGAAATGCCTTTCGATTGGAAAACAATTAGAGAGGAAATGTTGAAGTGAGTCGTTTACCTGAAAATGAAAGATTGTTTAATACATTGACTGAGTGTTCTGAAAAAATAAAAAAAGAACTTAAGCTCATAGATGAGGAAAACAATAACTTACCCATTGATGGCTTTAAATGGCTTGCATTTATTAACGCTGATATCCAAGATCTTATGAGTCACATTGAGAAATTTGATTCATACGACTTGGGTTGAAGCATAGTAAGGGAAAAAAATATGGCTGATATATCAGACTTTTTCGGAGAAATGAATCCATCGGAAGGTGGATCCAGTAACAGCAACGAAGTTGTTAAACCAGGGCGTTATGATCTTAAGTTTATGGGGACTGTCGGAGATGGCACACCCATAGCTGGAAAGAACGGGTGGCTTGGTTTACAGCTTATGTTTCAAATTCAAGGCGTACCAGGTTATGCATCGCATACCATTACCTTGAAGCACGATGATCCCAAGCGAGTAGATTGGGGTAAACAAGATATGCTAAAGATGTCTATAGCTATGGGCGTTGAGGGTAATTGGACAAACACCGATGAACTCAAGGGCAAAGTTGCATCTTGCATGGTCATTGTTGATGGTGACAGAAACAAAGTTGACTCAAAGTTTGGCTCACACTGGCAACCTGCTAAGGGTGTAGCTGAACAAAAACCTGCACCAAAGGTGGAGAATAAACCGACTGACAATGGCTCAGACGAAATTCCATTTTGATGTTAGGAAAATGCGCCCAGCACTATGTGGCTACTGTCGCAGACCTGCTGGGCCATATTTAAGAATTACAGAAGAACAAATATACGGAGCTTGTAGTTTGGAACACTTAAACAAAATGCGCGAGGAGAAACCATTAAAGAAAATCGCAGTCACTTGTACCGAGGGACTGGATTACACGATCAATCAAACTAAAAAAACTTATATAGATATAGCTAAAAGAACTGGTAGCTATGTCATGCATGAGTGGGATAGAGAAGATCGTGAACTACTTTTTGGAGCAATCGTAGACAATTATCTTACCTGGGCTAATGAGCAAGCCCGTACAGGTAAAATGGAGAAGGTAATACAGGATGGATCTAACTAAATATTACGGAGAGGAAGGCATAGTAATAAACAAAGACTATGCATTTAAAAAAGGAAAGGATCTTAACGATCTAATAGCAGAAATGAACAACCATGGTCTCATGGTTAGCGACCTAGACTTATCGGGACAACTAACAAGAGTCCGAGTGGGCGAGGGCGCAGGGGGGAAAGCAGATAAAAGTAATCAGCGTTCTGGTTGGTATTGTGTCAACGAGTTATCTGGTAATTATTTCGCTGTCTTTGGCAACTGGCGCACTGGCTCGGAGCATAAATGGTCATCTATTAGCCCCAACACCCTGAGCGAGAGCGAGGGGGCGAGACTAAAAGAACAAATGGCGGAGGCTCAAAAGCGGAGAGACGAAGCTCAAAAACAACGGAGTGAGGAAGTGGCTAATGAGGTAAAACTCACATTTAGCTCTCTTGAAAATACAACGGAACATGAATATCTCGCCAATAAAAAAGTTAAAAGTTATGGATTAAAAATTGACCAAAATGGTTGCTTGGTAATTCCTGTGTATTCTAGCACTGGCGAATTAAGATCGCTACAGCTAATAGACAAAAGTGGACAAAAAAGATTCAAAGCTGGCTCTGAAATCAAGGGTAATGTCTTTTTAATTGGCGCAGACTTTCATTCATTAAGAAATATTAAACAGATGTGTATATGCGAGGGCTACGCTACCGCAGCTACCATTTGGGAGGCTACAGGAATACCAGTCGCATGTGTCTTTTCCGCTAACTTTGGTCAGGATGCAAT